GCACTATAAGCTGGAATAACGGCTGAGATCGTCGGGTCATCATACATAGTCTCCTTATTTTGATAGGTTAAAGTCCAAGGATATCCGCATGATGTAAGACTGTCCATTTCCTTTCGCACTAAATCAGCAGGGAGCACCCGAGCTCCCGACATAAATCGCTGAAAGTGCCGCTGAGTCCAAACCAAGGACAGACGTGCTGCCACGTTAGGTATGGGTAACTCAGGCTTGTCATAACGCCAAAAAGCTTTATAGCCGGCTGAGACATTGGGTACCGACGGCAAATACTTCGTCGGCAAAATCCAATCATTTTCATCCCAGCATAACTTCATTGAGTGATTCTCAATGCGCTTAGCCCGGTAATAGATACCCCGATACACCCGCATAACATACTGCAAGTACTTAGGTTTCTCCATCGCCAGGTAATGCGCACTGGGATCACCCCCCACAAACACGGTCTTACAAGTGTACTGAGCATACCATGCTCTCCACTCTGCCTGTGCCGGCGGGGGGGACGCTAGTTTTTTGATAACATAAGTCGAGTAACAGAGGGGGTTAAGGGTATCATAGTACCTTCTTTAAGAGACCCTCGGATGTGAAATCCAACCAGACGACCATGTTCATCCAAAAATGCACAAAAACAGTGACCAGCCTTAGTGGAGACCGAATGTGTTGCTTCAAACTCAGTCAAACTAACCAAGTACCCATGACTGGTTTCCACCTCATGTTCATACATTGCAATGGATGTGAGTTTCATTCCCTCATATATTTTTGGGCAAACAGATATACTCTTACGTCCATTATGCTCCTGATCATGGAAACCAAGCCAACTCATGTCCAGGTTTCCAAGGCGAGTAATATGATTCAAACCATCAAACTCCGTGACAGTCTTATCAAACCACGTCACTCGCCATTGAATAGAAGCTTCTTCCTTAGACTTATCCAGTGCAATCTGTCGCCATAAGTGATAAGGCACCCACAGGCGCCCAAAAACTAACATACCATTTGTTATTGAGGCAACAGCACCCTTATACATACATTCCACCTTAGCCAAAGCGCCCATAGCTTTTGACAATGGGACTATTGGTTCAGCTAACTGGGCCTCTTCATGAAAAATGGGCATCTTCGCCTCCTCCTTAGGCTTCTGCGCTTTAGGAGCTCGTCTTGCTACATGGGGTTTGCCACACCGGGCTGTCCCAGGGCATTGGCGGTTCTCGCAAGGCATACGCCATTCCTTTGGGTGATAGTACTCATCACAAATACTACCATCTGGCTTGCACCTCCCACGATTCTGCTGCCACACAGGGCAAACAGGCTTACGTCCCTCTTCGTGGGACCGATATGACATCCGTGAGGCTTGGGAGGCATCTGAATCATATTCATCTTCAAATCGAATCATCTTTCTTGCCTTCTTTTTC